CGCTCGTCGGCCGGCTCAAGGGTGCGGGCAAGGGCGTCGGCACCCTGGTCGGCAACGAAGAGTCGATCGATGACTACGGCATGCGTTGCTTCGTTGACTGGGCTCGTAACGCTGTCACGACCAACAACGCCGAGAAACAGAAGGACTCGGCGGACGTCTTCGGTGAGGCCAAGCCCTTGCTCAGTGACTGGGGTAAGGAGCTTCAGCGCGACGAGATCATCCAGGCGCTGATGGCGCTGCCCTCGGAGTCTCCGCCGGTCGGGCTTGGCTCCGATTCAGGCCAGCGGGTCAACGGCATCCTGTTCGAGTCGGCGAGCGCCGCCGAGCGCAATACGTGGCTCGTCAACAATGCCGACCGCATCGTGTTCGGCAACAACGTGACCGGCGGCTCGGTGTTTCAGACACAGATCAACACCATCACGCAAGCGACCACCGAGGACGACTTCATCGCCGGCTCGCTCCGGCTGCTGAAGTTCGTCGCCAAGAACGCCGACCCGAAGATCCGGCCGTTCAAGATCAAGACCGGCCGCGAGTACTTCGTCTGCTTCGTTGGCTCGCTGCTGTTCAACTCTGTCAAGAAGTCGCTGGAGACGATCAACAAGGACGCCCGCGCCCGCGAGGGCGACGGCATGGACGACAACCCGTTGTTCCAGGACGGCGACGAGCTCTATGACGGCGTGATCGTCCGTGAGGTTCCGGAGATCGACGCGCTCCAGACGGATCTGGGCTGGACGGCGTTCCTGACCAGCACCGGCACCGGCACGCCGATCGCGCGTCCAGCGTTCCTGTGCGGTCAGAGCGCGGTCGGCATGCCGTGGGCCAAGATGGCGTCGCCCACGGTGCGCAAGGAAGACGATTACGGCTTCATCGAGGGGGCCGGCGTCGAGATGTGCTACGGCGTCGCCAAGATCTTCAAGAAGCACCCCAAGACCTCCGCTTTGCTCAAGCAGTGGGGCATGGTCACGGGGTTCTTCTCGGCGCCGGTGCTGTTCCTCTGAGTTTGGCTCTCATCGGGGCGCCTGGAGGGCGCCCCTTCGCCCCCGCGGGGGTCTCTTCGCTCCATAACGAAGGATGACTTAAATGCCTCGTACCATTCCGGCTCGCGTGCCGCCTTCGCAAACCGAAGGCTACATCCGGTTTCTGGTGGATGTCCCATCGGAGGGCATCGCGACGCTGTCCACGGCGCTCGGCAAGCAGAAGGCGACGCTTCCGGCGGGCGCCCTGATCGATGGCGTCACGGTCTATCTGGAGACCGCGATCAACGGCACCACGCCGCAATTTCAGGTCGGCATTCCCGGTACGCTCACGGCGCTTGTCGCGGATGCGACGGTGACCGAGGCAACGCCCGGAATCTATCGCACGGCGGATGCCGCGCTGGCGACCGGCGGCTTTGGCGTGCCGACGACCGCCGAGCTGGCCGTCATGGCCAAGATCACCGCGACCGATGCGACGACCGGCCGCGCTCATGTCGTCATCAAATACTTGATGGCCTGACCCCCCCCCGCCTTCGCGCCGGCACTTGCCGGACCAGAGGGCGGATAGGAGCCAATCAAATGAAGGCAACAGTCAAGTTCATCGGCGGCCCGGAGTGCGGGCCGGCGCACGAGGATGTCTGGTTCGACAATCACGTGACAAAATCGCGGATTGTCTTCCCGCTCAACAAGGCGGTGGAGATCGATACGGAGAGCCCTGCCGGCAACAATTCGGCGTGGCTCGAGCACGTCATTGCCGGTGTCAAGAACAGCCCGTTCCACGAGGTAGCGGGCGGCGAGGACGCCAAGGAGCTGCGCGTGCGCGAGCATGGCGGTGAGATCAAGGCTGCGCAGGCGGCAAAGTCGCTGCCGCCCAGGTCATCGCATCGGTAAACCGTCATGAGCCACGAGAAGACCCGCGCCGACCTGATCAGGCAGACGCTGATCGAGATCGAGGTTCTGGGCGCGGGTCAGAGTGTGGAGGTCGAGGACTTCGAGACGGTCGACAGCTTCATCGATCCAGTGCTCGAGACGCTCACGGCCATGGAGATCGTGACCGTGAGTGACCCGGAGGCGATCGAGCTGTCGGTGTTCATTCCGGTATCGAAGATCCTCGGCCGCGAGGTTGCGCCGTCGTTTGGCGTGACCGGTGCCGAGCTGCGCGATGTCGTGGCGGTGGCCGACATGGCTGAGAAGCAGCTCAAGCGGATGAAGTCGACCCGTGCGACCAGTGAAACCGTGTCGGTCGATCACTTCTGATGCCGCCTATCATTTTCCCGACCTCGTCCTATCCTGGTGCCAGGCCGCAGGAGAGCGCGGGTCGTCTGATCAATGCCATCGCGGAGCCGCTCGGCGACGGCGCGCCCAACAAGGCCAAGATCATCCGCGCGCCCGGCGTCACGGCATCGTTCGCCACGTCATCGGAAACCATATTCCGCGGCATCTCGCGCGAGCTGGTCGGGAATGTGTACGTGGCCTACAGCGGCAAGCTCAAACGGTTTGGCTCTGCCGGCGGCGCCATGACCAACGTCGGCAACCTCGCCGGGACCGGATACGTGGGCTTTGCCCGGAACAACAAGACGCCGACACCTGATTTCGTCGCGGTGGCCGATGGCGATGGGGCGTTCAGCTTTACGAGCGGTACAGTCTCGTCGTTTGCCGATGCCGATCTGCCGCAGCCCAACGATGTCTGTTATGGGCTCGGGTTCTTCTTCTTCACCATTGGTGACGGCCGGATCTTCGCGACCGACAGCGAGGCCGTCACGGTCAACGCGCTCAACTTCACGACGGCGTCCGGCAAGCCGGACACATTGCTGCGCTGTGTGTTCTGGGGTGACCAGCTGTATGCACTGGGAACCAACTCGATCGAGGTCTATGGACGGCCGATCAACGCGACGGCATTCCCGCTCACCGCCATCGTGACCATACCGTACGGCATTGCCGGCAAGCGGTGTGTGACCGGGTTTGAGGATGGGATGGACGTCGGCATCTGCGTCATTGCCGGCAACAATCAGGTGTTTGCCCTCAACGGCTATACGCCGAGCCGGATTTCTCAGCCTGACATCGAGCGCCAGCTTGCGGCCGTGACCGACAAGTCGCTGATCGAGATGTCGAGCTTTGTGGCGGGCGGCCATCGCTGCATCAAGATCACTGGCCCGTCGTTTACGTGGGTCTACGACTTCGTGACCCAGACATGGCACGAGCGGCAGAGCTACCTCAAGCTGTTCTGGCGCGCCAGGGATGCGACCTTTGCCTTCAACCGCTGGTTCTGTGGCGACAGCGACAGCGGCAATGTCGGTGAGATCCTGGAGACGACGTTCACCGACTTCGGCCAGCCCATGGTGTGGCAGGCCGAGAGCGCGCCGGGGCAGTCGTTTCCGGAGCAGATCGCGGTGGTCAGTGCCTATATCAACTTCGTTCCCGGCACTGGCGTCGCGACCGGAGCCGATCCGATCCAGACCAATCCGCGCGTCAATATCTCATGGTCGCGCGATGGCGGCACCAACTGGGGCGACCCGGTCATCCGCCGGCTCGGGCGGCAGGCCGAGAGCGATGTCACCGTCACGGTCAACCGGATCGGTCAGGCGTTCCGGCACGGCGTGCGGCTCAGATTGGCTGTATCTGACCCTGTGTATGTCGGGCTCATGGGCGGCGGCATGACGGCCGGACTGCGGAAGGCGTGACGTGTCCGGCCAGCCCGGTCTGCCGGATCTCGTCGAGAACCGCCCGAGCGATCCTGCGAGCGATACCAAATGGCTGCCGTGGCTCAAGTCGATCGATAGGCTGCTCTACAACGTCAACCCGACGCGCTTCCTGCGATTGGTCATTGGCTCGCCAACTGGTGGTGATAAGGGCGACGGCGCGATCAATGCGCAGGCGGTTTATCAGGACGGTGATCAGGCTCTCGACGTCGGCGGTGGGCAAACCATCACCGGCGGCTATCTCTCGACGACGTTCGATCAGGGCACCAAATCATCCGGCACGTTCACGCCGGAGCCGGCCAATGGCGTGCATCAGAAGGTCGTCAACAATGGTGCATTCACCTGGGCCGCGCCGACGACCGAGGGCGAGTTCCGGGTGAAGGTGACCAACGGGTCGAGCGCGGGTGTGATCACGTTCTCCGGCTTTGAGAGGAAGATCGGGACCGGGGCGCTGGATACGATCAATACGAACAAATTTTTGGTGACTGTCGGTCGTATCGACGGCACTGACTTTTACAGTGTGGACCCGCTGCAATGAGCGAGTGGAGCAGTCTGGTCAAAGCGCTGCCCAAGTTGCCGATGGACGAAGCTTCGCGTTTGGCGCGCGCTAAGGAGATGGGGTTTCATGCCGACGTGCCACTCTATCACGGCACGGACAAGGAGTTCAGGGCGTTCGATCCCACAAAACGCGGAGATATGACCGGAGCAACATCGGCACGTACGGGAGAATGGACGACGGCTGATCCGGTGATGGCTGAGCATTATGCATTCGAGGCCGCGCTGCGCTCCGGAGGCGCACCACGGATTTATCCGCTGCTGCATCGGGCGCAGAAACCGGCGTCGCTGAGCCTGTCTGGCCTGGAGTCGGAGCGGGAGGTTGCGTCGACATTGTCGGATGCCTTCGATCGCGGGTTCGATGCCGTGATGATACGCGTCAACAATGGCAAGCCCATGGTGGTGGTCAAGGACCCGAGCCAGCTGCGCTCGCCGTTCGCGGCGTTCGACCCCGCCAAGAAACAGTCTCGCGATCTGCTGGCCGGCGTCGCTGGCGGCGCTGTTGCTGCGGGTGCCGCGATGGCGCCGGATAGTGCTTCGGCCAAGGAAGCTCAGGGTGGGCAAATGAGTGACTGGTCGGGCTACCCGTTCGATCCCTACATGGACGATGCTTTCGCCGCTGCTGCGCGCCGCCAGCGTCAGGCCGTGCAGCCGCATGCCGGCGGCCGGGCTCGCGGGTCGGCGTCCGACTATCTCGACACCGATGCCGCCACGTTTCTGCAGCGGCTCAAGGCGGCCGGGATCTCTGCAGCCGATCCGTTCGGCGTGCCATCAGGCGTGATCGGCCAATGGTCGCCGGAAGCCCGTGATGCCATCCGTGGTCAGTATGAGGGCGAGCCGCTGGCGGCGGCGATCGGCAGCATGGCGACGCCTGCGGCGGTGGCGCGCGGGGCTGTCTCGGCCGTGAAGTCCGCGCCGAGCCTCGGGGCGCTGCTGCTCGGCGCCGGCGGGGCGGCATTGTCGGCGGACGAGACCGGTGCCAGGGATCAGTCTGCGCGGGACCGAGCGGCAGAAGCGCGGGCTCGGGCCAATGCCGCCAAGGCTGAGGCCGACGCCGAGATCAGGCGCATGGAGGCCGGGACCAGGACCGAGCAGGAGCGGTTTCAGCAGCGCCAGCATGAGGCCGATGCCGCGACTGCGCGGGCGGAGGCGGAGCGCAAGCGCAAGGCGGAAATGTCATTTCGGGAGGCGTTGCCAGGGCTGGCCCCGAGCGTGGTTGTCGGTGCGCCACTGGTCTCTGGTGCGCTTGGTTTTCTTGGCGGCCGCGGGGTGCGGGCTTTTCGTGGAGAGGGGGGTCAGAAGGGCACTGCCGCGGTAATGGCTGGTGCCGGGGCAGGCGGGGCGCTGGAGGGCGGTCTGTCGCAATACCTTTTGACGGAAGCCGATGCGTCGGGCTTGCCGCGGGGGAGTCCGGCTCAAGCTGCGGCGACACAGGATCTTGCCGATCCGTCATTTTGGGCAAGCCGAGTGGCGCCAGCCGCTATTGGCAGTGCCGGCTCAGCTGCTCTTGGCGCCAAATACGGACTTGGCCGGCCGCGTGTAGCACCAATACCCCCAGGTTCAGTGTCAGGACCAGGACCAGCAGGCCCACCGCAAGCAGGGTCGTCGGTCCCCATTCCGGGAGCCTCAGGAACCACACCAGCAGTCCCGCCCACAGGAGGGCCTTCAGCACCGCTACCGCCGTCAAAACCATGGCAGACGCCGAACCTTGAAAAAACACATTGGAAGGATGTCGGCGGAAAGTGGCATGACAAAGGCTCCGGCCGGTTCGTGACCGACCCGTGGGCTAGTTTTCAGCCGTGATCCCCGGCCTGGTGGCGCTGCTCTCGGAGACCAAGGTTACCCGCCAGCGCGTTGCCAGCGCGACCTATGTGGCGACCGCGAGCAGCCATACCTACAGCGCCCAGAACTTCGGTGCCGCTGCAACCGGCCGGGTCATGGTGGCGTGCCTGGGCAGCTCTGGCCTGAGTATTACCCAGACCTCAGTCACGATCGGCGGCGTGAC